TCTTCCAGCATCTAGAATTGCAGTTATTACTAATCCCACAACAGGCTATGCAATAGGTGATACAAACAATAGTGGTGCTGTTGATCTAACAGACAATCTAAACTTTACTAAGTATTTTACAAATCTTTCTACACCTCCTGATACTTTATATTATGCAAACAGGTTTATAGGTCCAGCACCTTCAGACGGTTTTAATCAGTCTGATGCAGACGCAGGTGGTTACTTGGTTGGTTGGTCAGACGAAGATGCTTATAGAGTACTAGAACTTTACGTTAATTCTGGTACACCTGCATGGGTCACTGCTGCTTTTACTGACTCTAATATAGCAGCTTTTGCAGATATTGATGACAGTGGGGCAATAAACAGTTCTGATTTAACTGCGGCTAGAAACGTTATTAATGGTAGCACTACCAACTCTGCACAAAATGCAAACTTTTATAAGTTTAAAGGTTTAGTTTGTGGTAAGTTTTTTAAAACAACTTCAACTTCTAGCTCTGCTATGTGGGGTAGAGGTTTAATAGGTAGAGGTGATGGTTTTAATTATCTGGCTTATGCTAGGTCTGGTACTATTACACCCACTGTAAGAGAAATATCTGGATCATCAGTAGATACAGAAGAATTAAATATTTATAATTACTCTAGTAACGGGACTGAAGTTTCTACTACATACGGGCCTTTTGGTGCAGAGGGCAGCAGTACTTATGCAGAATACGATGCTTCAGGTACAGCAAATATAACAGTTAACTTACCTACCGCTTGGATAAATAATAACAGAGATGGTGCATGTAAAGCTGATTTTATAATGCATCCCGTTAGTAACGGAGCTATTTTATATATAGATCCTTTAGACGCTTCAAACAACCAAATCAATGTAGATGTAACTTATAGGTCGTCTTGGGCGGGTTCAGATGCAGGGTCTTATTATAACAACAACTCTGGTGGTATCCGTACTTCAAACTATGGGGTATTAGTTAATAGCACTCAAGCGGGGACTATGTATTTATATTCTGTTGGGGGTTATGTGGCATATAGGATACACACTTCATTTGAGTATAATGGTTCCTATCACATGGCAGGTTTTTCTGAAGGAAGAATAAGAGATACTGATCTTGCTAAACTTAAATTTAGATGGAACACAGGAAACATTCTGTTGGGTTCTGTTAGTACATCGCCTTATGGACGACTTACGTATGTTTAATATACAAGGTATATAGTTATGTATAAAACAATATCAGTAAATGTTTTAGATATTAAAACAGGAAAATATATACAAGAATCACAAAATGTACCTATGACAGAGGAAGAGATAGAAGAGCATAACAGACTGTGTGCTATGGGTCCATCTTTTGAAGATATGCAAAGACTAAACAGAGAGTTTTTACTTATAGACTCAGACAAGTATGCAAGCCTTTCAGATAGACCTTTGTCTGATGCTATGCGGGAATACCGTCAAGCATTACGGGATATAACTACACATCCTAACTGGCCTAACCTAGAGGACAGTGATTGGCCTGTAAAACCAGAGGCATAATATGCTAGGCTTTAGTGCACTATCTGAAGTACCTTTATCCCAAGCTACTACATCCGTAGCTGCTAACGCTTTTGCTGTAGCTATAGCCTCTACTGGGTTTGTAGGTACTTTAGGATTTAATGCAGACGCTAATAATACTTTAGGTTCTACTTCTGCTGCATTTAGCCTAGACATAGAATTTGATGCAAAAGCATCTACTGCAGTTGTAGGTGTATTAAGCACCTTAACAATTAACGACATTGTAAGTACGGGTGCAGCTAACACACCTGAACGATCTGTAAGCGCAGTTGTTGCCAATGCTGATCTAGACTTTGTAGCCACAGCTAATGTTACAACAGGTGTTGTCACTGCCTCGTTTGACACGAATGACTTAGGCTTTAATGCAGATGCTAATAATACAGTTGTAGCTATATCAGCAAGCATACTTAACGATGAGTTAGGTTTTAATGCCGCAGCTAACAAGACAGTAGATTCTACATCTGCTGACCTTGCTGTTGCTGACGCAGACTATAATGCTGATGCAAATCTAAATATTTCTTCTCTATCAAGTACTTTAGGTATAAATGATCTTGACTTTATTGCAAAAGCACGTATAACTTTAAGTAGTACATCAAGTATATTAGAGGTAGAAGAACTTGCTTCTGTAACAGGTGAAGCTAGAGCAACACTTCAAGGTAACTTACTTGATTTACAACAGTCACAAGAAGTAGAAGCTACTGGTGTAATATTTGACTATCAACAGTTTGCAGATGCTTATAACAGAGGTAGAACACTTTACCTTGTATCTTACGATAATAATAAGACTGCCCATGTAGTAAGTCAGAATAGAACGTTGTATGTTGTTTCTAATGATTCTAACAGAACAGTACACATTACACCAGAAAATAGAACAGTTTATATTGAGAAGATGGATAGTAACTATACTGTTCACATAGTAGCATAAGGACTTAAAATGTCGTACAAATGGCCTGATAAAGATAAAGATGAAACACTAGACTACAGCATTGATTGGTCTAGATTTTTAGGTAGTGATACGGTCAGTTCCGCTACTTGGTATATTGACGATGCTGAAGGTGTAAAAACAGAGGCACAAGATAACACACCTATTAATGGCTTAGGTGTTTTATTTGGTGGTACTACTATTGGAGGAGGCGGTAAAGTAACTACTGTTAGATTATCTGCTGGCACCAATAATGTGCGTTATCATATTACTTGTCAGATTACAACAGCAGCTAATTTAATATATGAACGTTCAGTATTTTTAAGGGTTAAGGAAAAGTAATATGGCCTATGATTTTAGAGGACTAGTAAATGATATTAACCGCCGCCTTAATGAAGTAGAAGTTACTGTTGCTGACTTTCCTACGGTAACAGGTTTTTATAGTTTTGCTAAAGATTCTGTTAATAGTGCTATTCGGCATATACAGCAGGAAGAATATAATTGGCCTTGGAATCATGTAGAAGAATCGGAAATATTAATTGCGGGTACAGCACGATACAGTATGCCATACGATTGTAAATCAGTTGATATGAATACGTTTAGAATAAAACGTGATGATACTTTAAATGTACAAACAAATAAATTAAAAATACTTCAATACGAAGAATACCTTGACAAATATGCAGATTCTGAGTATAACAGTAGTACAAGTATTAGAGCAGTTCCTACGCACATAGTACGTGCACCAAGTAGAGAGTTATTGTTTTACCCTACCCCAAATAAAGCGTATGAAGTAGTGTATGAATATTACAGAACATCGTATGATTTGGAATTGCATGACGATGTTCCTAGTATACCAGAACAATACAGATATGTTATTATAGATGGTGCAATGTATTACGCATATCAGTTTCGTGGAGATACTCAGGCAGCAGAGATGGCATATAATAAATTTGAACAAGGTATAAAACATTTGCGTACTATTCACATTAATAGAACACAATACATTAGAGATACACGAATACATTACTCTACTAGCACAAATGGATTTTAATAAAAATGTCTACGCAGTGGCAAACATTTCCTATAGAGTACCGTGGTGGCCTAATATCTAATATGTCTGCACTTCAACAGGGTGCTAATGCTGTTGGGTCTGCTACTATTCTTCAAAACTTTGAGCCTAATAAAGAAGGTGGATACTCTAAAATATTAGGGTATGAAAAATTTTCTACTAGTGCTTTATCTGGTAGCGGTAACGTATTAGGTATTAAAGTTGCAGATAGTGGAAATGTTATTGCAGCTAGACAAAATGCAAGTAATGTAACAGAGTACTATTACAGTACGGGTGGAGCATGGACAAGTATTAGTGCGGCAACTGCTTTAGGTAATAATATAAGGCACACTGAAGTAAACTTTAATGGAACTAGAAAATTTATATTTGTTGACAGTGTAAATTATCCTGTTATAATTCAGTATCCTATAGATTCTGTTACACCTAGTAATAGTTTTACAGAGTTTACATCTGCTATTAGTTCTGATTTAGAGGGTGCTACACATGTTGTTCGTTTTAAAACAACTGTTTTCTTTGCTAAAAATAGTAATCTCTATTATAGTGCGGTATCTAACGAATCAGACTTTAGTGCCGCAAGTGGGGCGGGTAGCATAAATGTTGGAGAAGAAATTACTGGACTTACAGTCTTTCGTGAGCAGCTAATTGTATTTACAAAAAATACTGTACAAAGAATTACAGGTAGTAGCTTTGCTAACTGGGAACTTCAACCGATTACAGAAAGCATAGGCTGTGTTGATGGAGATACTATACAGGAAGTCGGCGGTGATATTATGTATCTTGCCGATGAT